GAAATAACTCTTCAACAGATTCACTAGCAGGTTTAAGAACATTTAACGGTGTAGCACAAATAACCGCTACTTCCGCTACTGGTGGTGGACATAGTATTGCTATGGATGGTGGATTAAGTGGAGAGTATGCAAGATTCACTAGTGCAAAAAGATTAGGCATAGGCATTACCGCACCGACTCAGGCACTTCATGTTGTCGGTAACATAGTGGCTACAGGTAACATTACTGCCAACTTCTCTGATGAACGCCTCAAAGACTTTAAGGGAACTATTCCTGACGCACTGGATAAGGTAGCCCAGCTTAACGGTTACTACTACACTCCTAACGAAACTGCCCAGTCTCTTGGCGTAGACAACAATGGCGTAGAGGTCGGTGTCTCTGCTCAAGAAGTAGAAGCTGTACTGCCGGAAGTTGTTACTGACTCTGCGGTAGGTAAAGACTACAAGACAGTGATGTACGAAAGACTAACCCCTCTACTTATCGAAGCTGTAAAAGAGCTGACTCAAAAAGTAGAGAAACTTGAATTAAAATTAAACGAGATGGAGAAATAAAATGGCTTTAATTTGGAATATTGTAGCATTAGATGCAACCGTAGCTACTGGCGCAATTAATACTGCACACTGGGAAGCTTCTGATTACGAAGTTATTGATGACGCAACCCATAGAGGCCGTAGATATGGCGCTGTTGGTCTTGAAGCTAACGTGGATGCTGAAGGCTTTATTCCTTGGGCTGACGTTACTGAAGAAAATGCTATGGCATGGACAAAAGCTGCCTTGGGCGAAGAGGAAGTTGCCTCTATTGAAAGCTGTATTGCGGACGACATTGCTAAGTCTAAAGTGCCAGTAATCACCAGCATTAATCCTTGGGAGATGGGAGACGACTTTTAATGGCTCTTGCCGCTTCAGGAACAATGTCTCTTGCTGGCACCGCTACTGACAGGTCAGTTCAGGTAGCTCTTGGCGGTGATGGTACTGCGCAGATTTCTATGAATGACGCTATAGTGAGGGCTTTGGCTGATAAAGCTACTGGCCCTGTTACTATGAACGATTTTCATGGTAAATCTGCTGGCGGTGGCGTTCCAGCTCAGTATCTTCCTGTAAGCCTTAGTGGAACTGATAGTGCAATTGATAGCTCTATACCTACCCTGATTCCGCCAGGTGGGAATGTGCAGATAACCGGCACAACCTATTGGCGCAGAGTAAGGTTGACATCTAGTCAGGCAGGAAACTTTAGGCTTTATGTTAGCCCACATAGAGATAGTGCCTATGCGCTGAGTCAGGCTACGTATCGAGGTGATATGCAGGCTAATATGACAATTGTAACGCAATCAGGAACTGAGACTGAATTTCCTATGCTTGTGGGGACTACAGGTGTTTCTGGTTGGACATATGCTGCTCTTACTACAGTCGCATCTGCTCAGCCAACTGAATGGTTGGCCGTAACTACATCAAGGCAGAGTAGAGGAAGTTTTTATTTAAAAAATAGTGCTGGCCCTACAAGCAGCAGTCAAACAGGTCGCCTTCAAAATTTTATCAGCACAACTACCGGCTATGGATACTTTGAAACAACAACTTCACCTAATTATCCATATTCTATGTGGCTTCGCTCTCCGCAATATACTTTAGCAGTTGGCGATACGATTGACTTTTACTACGGCGTAGACTGTGCCGGACTTTCATCTATTAACTTTTATCTAGCAGCATAAGGAAACAAAAATGAAATATTTACTACCTGTACTTGCGTTAGCTCTTGTGGCTTGTAACACTTTTAATGCCGCAGTAGACGGCTCTCAAATTATTGTAGACAGCACTATTGATTCAGCACAGTCTATGGTTTCAGATACCGCTAAGGGTATTGGAGCAGGGTCTGCTACGTTTGTTGAAGGCATTGCTACTGACATTCGAAAAGCGTCTGAGTAAGCTCACTATCTTTACGGTAAAAAAAATAATGACTACAGTCAGAGAAATGGAAGCGAAGCTAAACGGGCATGAAAAAGAGTGCGCCGTTAGGTATGCCAATATAGAAAAGCAATTAGACCAAGGCAATGCCAAGTTTGATAAAATTAATACTCGATTTGATGCTATTGATAAGCGGTTGTGGCTTCTTTATCCTTTTGTGCTAGTCTCTCCTCTCTTAGAGAAGTTATTTCAATGAGTATATTTAACTCTTTAATAGCACCCGTAACTGGTCTTCTTGACAAGTTTATTCCTGATGCCGACACCAAGCAAAAAATCGCGCACGAGTTGGCGACTATGGCTGAACGTCACGGTCAGCAAATCGCGCTTGCTCAGATTAAGTTAAACACCGAAGAGGCTAAGGGTAACTGGTTTCAATCGGGATGGAGGCCAGCAACCGGCTGGATTTGTGTTGCTGGATTTGCCGTAAACTTTCTTATATCGCCCTTAGCTGCTGGGGTTGGTGTAGATATACCCCAAGCTGACACCAGTACAATGCTGCCAGTTTTGATGGGCATGCTTGGTCTTGGTAGCCTAAGAACCGTTGAGCGGATTAAAAATAAATAAGGAAGTAAATAATGCCCTTAATAAGTCTTGATATCCCTGCTGGCATTTATAGGCATGGCACAGATTTAGAGTCAGCTAATCGCTGGCGTGACGCCAACTTTATACGCTGGGAAAATAATGCCGTTCGCCCTATTGGTGGATGGCAGCAAAGAGAAAACATTACTGTCCCGGCGGCCCCTGTTGGCATTACTATTAATGCTCCAGCCAGAGGAGCTTTGGCGTGGGTAGATAACTCTGCAAACCCTAACCTTGCCGCTGGAACTTACGAGAAACTTTGGCATATTTCAGCAACCGGTGTGGCGACAGATATTACTCCGGCTGGCTATGTTGCAGGAACCGAAGACTCAGATCCCAATATTGGGTTTGGTGGCTATTATTTTGGGCTTGGACTTTTTGGAACTGAGCGCCCAAGCAACAGCATTGGTGCAGAAGCTACAACCTGGTCAGTGGATACTTGGGGTGAATATCTAGTCGCTTGCGCTAATAGTGACGGAAAAATTTACGAGTGGACATTAAACCCCGCTGCGCCAGCTGCTGTTATTGCTAACGCTCCTATTGGCTGTAATGCAATATTGGTTACAGAAGACAGGTTTTTGTTTGCTTTAGCGCCTGGCGGCAATCCTAGAAAAATTCAATGGTGTGACCGAGAAGACAACACAGATTGGACTCCTACCGCGCTTAACCAGGCTGGTGACATAGAGCTTCAGACTTCCGGTGAAATACAGCTAGGAGTCAATACACGAGGCAGGGCGCTTATCTTAACAACTACTGACGCTCACGTTGCAAGTTACAGTGGGCCGCCTGTTGTTTACGGATTTGAAAGAGTTGGAACTGCCTGTGGCGCCATATCTCGGCATTGCGCTGTTGCAATTGATGAGGGCGCTTATTGGATGGGTTACAACGGCTTCTTTGCCTACAATGGCTCAGCCGTAGTAGAAATGCCTTGTGACGTACATGATTACGTCTTTAAAGACATTAACCGAGCAGAACAGTCAAAGGTTAACTGCGTAGATAACAGCCAGTACAACGAATTGTGGTGGTTTTACCCAAGTGAAGGATCAAATGAAAATGATAGATATGTAGTTTATGATTACAAAGAAAATCATTGGAACATTGGTAAATTGGCTCGCACTGCCTGCACTGATATTGGCGTGTTTACAAATCCAATCTGGTTTGCTCCAGACGGAAAAGTTTACAACCAAGAGTTTAATTTTAGCCACGATCAAATGCTTCCATTTTTGGAAAGCGGCCCTATATCGATTGGCAATGGCAACGACATTATGAAAGTTAACGAAGTTATCCCAGATGAAAGCAACCTGGGGGATGTGACGTTGACCTTTAAGACACGGTTTTACCCTACTGACACAGAGTATTCTTACGGGCCTTACACGATGTTAAACCCTACTGGAGTGCGCTTCCAGGGGCGCCAAATTAGAATGCGCATGACTGGCGTTGAACTTATTGACTGGAAGGTCGGCACAATGAGAATAAATGCCATGCCTGGAGGTAGTCGATGAGCTTAGCTGAAAGACCACCGTCTGCGGGTAGAACCGAATACAGGCGCTGGTCTGAAAGGCTAAACGATTTCTTGGTGCGGACTAAGTCTAAGTTGGCTTTTTATGTTGCTGGAGATACAGCTCAGGAAGACGGAGTTATTCTTTGGGACCGCACCGGGTATCCTGTTGTATCCAAAGATGATCAATGGCGGCAAGTTGTCCTTGCTGATGGGTATGGTGAGTTTGCATCTTCTGTAACTTTAACTGCTGCTGCTATAAAC